CTTAGTCAGTTCAATATCAAGACTTGCCTTGTCGTTCTTGATTTGCTGACCTTTCAACTTCTCGTCTTCTTGCTGCATCGACTTAAGATGCAGTTCTTGCTCTCTAGCTACACTAAGAGCATCAGACAAACTAGCGCCTACTTTGTTGCTTGTGTCTGTTCTATCTCCCAGAGTATTGTCCATATTCCGGTTGATAAGAAGATCTATCAATGCTTGATCTGCGCTCATTTCTTAGCGTTCCTAAGCAAACCGAAGATTTGCGAAAGAGTGTCGTCCTTCTTTTTACCTTGAAGATCCTTTGGAATCAAACCATCCAGAAGATCGTTCAAGGTATTTTTAGGACTGAGATAGTCTTGGACAGAACCTAGAGCGGTATCTAGTGCCGTGTTTCCGATGTTCTTTACTTTGCCTACAGCATCAACAACTGATTGTATGCCAGTCGATTCGTAGGCTTTGGTTATGTTGTCTACTGCTTCTCCACCAACAAGAGAGCTGTAGTCTCCAAGTAAAGCCTTGATGATGTCTTTACCATCAAGGCTTATCTTGACAGGACCAGCTTTTTGTGGACCTACAGTGACCATTAGATGAGACCAAAGATAGACGGAGCCTTAGCCTTCGGGTCTTTCTGTTCTCTAGCTTGTCTAATACCGCCGTAAGTTTGAAGAGCACCAGAAAGAATCTGAGCATGCTCAGTGTCCATAGCAACACCAAGCTTACCTCTGTCTTCAAGAAGACTATTCTGTTGTTGCAGCACTTGAGACAAGGCCGCAGCAATTCCGCCTCTCTGTTGGAGTATGTTAGACTGGAAGTTAGCCTCTGACATTTGCCCTTGCACTAGTGCTTGAGCTATAGCAGAAGACTGACCAACTGCCGCGTCAACAGCACCACGAGCAGCGAAAGCTGCTGCATTGCCGCCAGCACCGAAGCGACCATCACCAGAGAGCCTAGCAGCGCCCACCGCAGCGGCAGAGGCACCGGCAGTCGACGCAACACCGGAGTTCACCAGTCGGCCAGTGAAGCCAGACATAAGGCCCTGCGCGTTGTCCAGGGCACCAAGCTGAGCCTTGAGCGGATCGAGTGCGGCAGCAAGATCGCTTGCCTTAGCTCCGGTATCTACTCCAAGCCTGTTATACCGGGCTCTAGCAGAACTCATCTGATCTCGAATGAATCGAGTCAGAAGGTCTTCTGAGCTTTCTTTACCTTGGACGTTTCTTATGCCTTGAAAGAATCTCGAATCAAACACCGATCCTAGATCGTTGCTAAAATTCGTGAGACCTTGATTTGCACTACCTCCGTCAGTAGGTGCGGGACCACCAGGAAGCCTAGTGCCGCCTGTTTCGTTTGGAGAAACAGTAATCAGCTCAGGATCTACGTTACCGTCTTGGTTATATCCAGCCATTAGAATAGAGCGACCACGTTAAGGTCGCCAGAAGATCCGTTAAGACGAAAACTTGCTTGCTTCTTATCAGCAGCAGTTACGCTACCAGTGCCAGTAAGAAGCAGTTGAGGAACCTGAGCCGACGACACTGCCACAAGGATACCTTGTGGTATTCGGCCTAGTCCATGCTGCACAGTTACGATTTGTCCTGCACCTGATGTCTGTCGAAGCTGCAACCACTGACCGTCTAGTAGCTCGCATCTAGACTTGTCGGCAGGGAATCCAGAAGAGTCTACATTTCGCGAAGCAAATTGGAACTCTTGTATTTCTCTTAGAGCGAATTGCAAGTCTTGGACTGCTTTTTGCAGCTCTAAGATTACCTTCTCGGTATTCTTACCATTGAACTGCGTAAGTCTTAGAGGCACAGTCTTTCTAGTCTTTGCTAGAAGCTGGCCTTTGTTATCAGGAATTGCGGTCATTGCTTCGTGTTTCCTGACTCAGTTTGATGCACAAGATACACTAGACCATCTACAGAGAACTTGAGTTCGTTTGTCACAATCTCAAGTTTTACTGCCTCAACCTTTTTGTTGATGACAGTTCTTTTTCTCTTTGAGTTCCCGTCTACTATGCCTTTCCACGGATCTTTCTTAGCTAGGTCGTAGTTGTATCGGAGCCTATAGTAGAGACTTGTTTCATGCCAAGACACTATCTCAACAAGCTCTTTGTCGTAGTAAGCTACGTCTAGAGAATCCCAAGGAAACTCAACATACGAATATGGTTGACAGATAGAGACGATTGATTCAGTTGGAGAGAAGAACGAAGCACTGTATTCTGGTTCTGTTACCAACCAATCTTCGTTAACTGTTACTGTCAAAGCAACTGGATCAAATGAATCTATAGGAGCTATGATCTGTGCTCCAGTAGCGTATCTTATGTTGATCCAACAACCAGACAGATCGGAAGAGAAAGGAAACGAAGGAATCGTAAACTTGTTAGGAGCAGTAAATACTGTGATGTTGTAGTCTTGACTAGGAGTCAAACCACTAGGAACACCATCAAGCAGTGACGCTCCCCATGAATAGATTCTTCCGTTATGTCCTCCAACCAACAGACGGTATTCGTTGCTGATCTGTGTGTTAGTGACAGGGTTTATCTGGTTGTCACTAACGCTGTAGTCCGCAGACAATGCTTCGGTGCATATGGTTCCTTTATACCGATACCATGCTTTAACACGGTAGTTAAAGACCATTGCCTCGCCATTTCTGTCTAGCTCTGTGGCTACTCCGTCTTCGTCTACTCGAATAGGAGCATAGAAACAGATTAGCTCTCTAGTCTGTGCGTCGTGACCAACAGTCACGGATGCAGCATCCAGCCAAGCATACTGCGGTGTTTCAGAAAGAGGAGAAAAAGACTCCTCGATCGGTGATCCAATATACCTCGGACCAGAGTTCGTGTCAAACAGGTAAGGTCCGTGTTTCGACCAGAAGAAAATTTGTGTGGCTCCAGAGTCGGGATCAACAAAGGAGACAATAGACTTTGGACTTACTGCACCGATACTAGCAACATTTGTCAGTTGGTGACGTCCACCACCTATGTCATCTATTCTCCAGATGGCATCTGGCTTAAACACGAACAGAGCGTTGAAATCTGCAATAAGACCAGTAGTAGCAGAGCTACTGCCAGGAATTATGAGATTGTTGAAAAGTGCGTCGATACGCTCAGTGTTGCCAGCATCGGTAAAGAATATGGTGTCATTATTCAAATCCGCAAGGTAGAGTCTCCCATTAAGTTCAGCACAGAAAGACGCTACAGGGAATTGAGTAACGTTCCTATCAAGAACCAGAGGAGTTGGAACAGGCTCTGATATAACGATGGACTCATAGAAAGCGTTACCACCAGCGATACCAGCAGCCGATGTCGAAGTGCCAGAACTGACACTAGTCTTAAACAGAGGAGCACTTAGTGCCAGCTCTTCTGATATCTGTGGAAGTGTTCTGTATACTTCAAGCAAAGTCACTCTAGGATCTGGATGGTGCGGCACCATGTAGACACCAAGAGCGTTAGTCGAATGTAGTCTTACAGTAGCTACAGGAGAAACATGGAAGATACCACGAGACTCAGAAAAGTAGACAAGAACGATTCCATACCAGCCAGCATCAGCCGGCAGAGTGAATCCGCCTGGTGCAACTGTAGTTTCGTAGCAGATAGGAGTTCCACCACTCCACTTCTTAAAACCAGCAGTTGTCAATACCTTGCCATCAAACACTTTTGGCAAGGCATTAGGAGAAGTGAAGAACGTCTTACCGGATGCAACAGCAGACTTCCATGATTGGCCTTTAAAGAACTCACACATGAGTCCATGATTCGATACAAAGATCGGATCAAAGACACCGCTAAGGTCATCATCAAAAGCCGGCGCATCGTCGTATACAGCAGCGACTCCTCTTTTTCCTTGTGGTGTAGTTACCGGCATCAAGCCATTAACACGAGAGTAGTCAGAATCGCACTGATAGGAAGCCAGTGAAATTGGCAGATAGCCAAGACAATCTTCCTGTGCCCACGATCCTTCAAACAGTTCTTTCTTAAGAAAGGCTGAGAGAGGAACAGTCTGATAGATGATGTTTCTGTAGCCTTGTGGCATTCCCCAGGACTTATATCCCATATCAAACGTATCGGCAGAATACCGAGACTTGTTTGGGATTATGTTTCCAGTAACTTCAAATATCTCAAGGTTTGCTAGAAGATCAACTGTCTGATTTCTCTCTTCTATCTTGGAATTACCGAAGTCCTTAATCAGACTGTCAGGCAGTGCAAGTGACCACAAGCGAAACATGCTGACGACGAAGTTGCCTGGTTGGTCTTGATACGGCGACATGAACCGTTGCTGCACTGGCCACGGTCCGTGATTTTCTCTTTTGCTGCCACCACCAGGAATGAATGAGGTTTTGGACGCTGCACCAATGATAGGTGATACAGGCTGAGGACAGTTGATAGAGTGATCCCAACCGTCGTTGACGTATGAAGCGCCGATCGTGATGTCATAGTCTTTCTCGTGGAGTATGGGAGTAGTCATTACAGTCGAAGCAGCGGCAAACGTGTGAGACGCTGCCAACACCGCAGGAACGGCTGTAGTGACTTCTTCTATCCAAATCTCCATCTTCCAGCCGGACGCATCCATCTTCTGCGTTCCAGCATTAAACACATAGTTCACACGCTGAACAAATGTCAGAGTATAAACAAGACCAGGAACAAGTGTAGTCGAGTTAGTAACCAGCCTAGCATACATAGGCTGACCACCAGGAGCAGCAGGATCTTGTGCTTTAAACAACTCAAAAGCTACTTGACCAGTAGGAGTAAGAAGACCTCTAGCTAGAGGAATCCTTCTTCTGTTAGCTTCGTTAGTTGCAGCTACAGTATCGTCTTTTAGCTGAGTTCCTTCAATAGACCACAAGGTCTGATCGTAGGCTCTAGTTCCTTGTCTGGTCGCGAATGGAACTACAGCATCGGTAGGATGACCGATGAAGCTTCTAGAAACTAGTGTGGTTTCTTTGTTGCCGTCAAGAAGACTGTCGTAGTTAAGATTGAAAGTGGTATTCATAGCTCTACGTGTTTCCGTAAGAGCTAGGTCTCTCAATCCAGCAGGAGCCGTGCTATCAACATTTAGTTCTTGCTGAAAAGCATCAGGCACCATTATCTGCATCATCACAGTGAACGAGTTTTGTTCTCTGTGATTCAGAGACGCAGCAGATCCTCCAATGTTACTGAAAACATTAAAGAGCTGCGACGCAAATCCACTACCAAACTTAGAAGCGTTTCTAGTGACACTCTTGATAAGATGCTGACCTTCACCAAGTTTGATGCCTAAACCAGTGAAAAATAATTCTTCTTCAACATAGCCTGGGTATCCGTGGTGAATAGTGCAGTATCTTTTCTCAAATCCGCTAACAGAGTTCTTGCAGACAGGACCACCATCATTCAGATACCAGTTTCCTACTAGACTGGTAGTGTCGGTAAGTCTCTTGAACTTGTTGTTGTTTACCTCAGTTGCGGTTCTTGCTCTATTCCAAATGCGCAAGTCCCACATAGCGGTTCCTCGTGGTGGAGAACAACACCAAGGATTAACACCGCTAGTTGAGTTACTGTAGTCTTGAAAGAACGTCTGATGCCCGTGCATATCCAAACGGATCTTGCAAGCTGAGGCATAAGAAGCTCTAACAGAACTTTCATTCAGAAGAACGATGTC